ACCTAAGTTTAAAACGTTGCGCTGCCCTCTATCAAGTATGTACTCTGCTAACATGGTATCATAGATCAAGCCATCATACTTGAAGCCAGACTCCCATAGCCACATCATATCGTGCTGTGCGTTATGCATTATGAGTAGGGTTGTTAAGTCTAATACATCCTGCACTAGCTTATGCCCAGCGCCTGACGTATCCTTCGCCTCATCATGGTCTATATTTACAATGTGTAATTCATCGTGGTTGTCTGCATTAACCATACCAACTTGGACTAGGTGGTTGTTAATCTCAAACGGGTCCATGTGTTTCTTACCATTGCGTTCTGTTGTGCTATTCTCAACATCTAATACTATTCTCATGTCTTACCTCAAGCTGAATAGATAGAGCGTGATCCATCTAATACACAGGTGATCTTACCCTGATACCCATTCAACTTATTCTTGGCTAAGTTTAAGTAACGAACTGGATCTTCGTCTTCACCCTCAGCTTGTTGTGTCTTACCTATCAAGACCATTAGGTCAGCCTCAGCTGCCTTACCTGTCTTAGATCCTTCCATCATAGCTTGGTTAAGGTCAGCCTTACCTTCTGCTTCAGCAGATAGTTGTGACATCCAGATCACACAGCAGTCATACTGCTTAGCAATGTTACGTGCATGGATAGCAGCAGTCTTAAGTGTGATGTCACTTCTCTCACTACTTATATCAGCAAACTTATCACCCATGTCAAGAACTACAATGTCAGGCTTCTCTTGTTTAACAACAGACTCAACCCATGCCATACCCTTACCTGTACTATCTTTAAACATTACATTAGTACGAATAGGTTCATAACGTTTCTGTGCCAGGGCTTTGTTCTCTCTAACTTCTTTCATTGTCATGTTAGAAGATGCACTGATATACCTTGCAGCAACACGTGTGTATGCTTCCTCATTACATAGTACAATACACTTAGCACCCTGATGTGCAAAGCCTTGTGCACCTGCTATAAGGCTGGCATGGAAAGAAGTTTTACCAGTATTGGGGCGAGCGCCAACCAACACAAGGTGGCCACCACTAACGCCTTCCACCCTACGAGCCAAGGAAGATATGTTAAAGCTCCACTTGGATTCCAGAAGCGTTGCATCAAGTATTGTGTCAAGGCTATTGTCGTCCCAGTCAACACGTAGATTAGGAGTAAAATCATTTTTGTATTCCTCTAGTAGTCGTCGCAGAGGTTCTAAACTATCCTCTGTTCCATTAACAAAATCAAACCCTAGGTTTGCTACACGATCACCAACGTGCTGCTGAAACAACTGTGATAATGTGTCTTGTGCTATCTCTTCTTTGATAGGCTCAGTAATTGCTATGCGCTTAAACAAATCCTCATATGCTCCGCGAGTAGCAGTGGTAAGACTAGCGTTCATTCTATTGAACACAGCCTCTAGATCCGCAACAGTTAGATCACCCTCATAGGATTCCATAGCACCATCAAGTGCCTGTTTAATCTTGCGTACATCCTTACTGAATATTTTATCCGGGCAACGTATGCCCTTGTGTTGATCATAAAAGTTACGATCTAGTAACGTTTTAATCAGTGCTAATTCCATCATTCTTTTTGTCTCCTACAACAATATATTATATATTTTCTAAGTGCTACTCATCACTCTTGTTTGAACTCCACGTAGTACGAACCTGCACTACTCTTATATGCAGCCATGATGTCTAACCATTGTTGGCTACTCATGATTAACATTTGATAAGCATCCATCTCAGGTTCAAACTGTCTCATGTACACAGTACCTTCATCTCCAAAGATAATCTCTATGTCTTCATGCTTACCAGAGTGATCTAATGTAGTGATGATTGATGCATCAGATTCAAACTCAACTGTGAACATCTGAACCCTCCGCTACAATTATATTTACTTGTGCTACATTACCCACAACTTTAACAATCTTAAACTCTAATCCTTCTTTGGTAAGTAATCTTCTTAACATAGATACTGGTATCATACATCTGCCTTTCCTGTTAGTTTTATCAACCTAGCTAAGTACCACTGTGATTTAAGTAGGTCTTCTTGTTTATTCTTATATCTCCAGCGATGTAAATACTTAGCTATGTTACCTCTTAGGTATCCTATATATTCTTCTTCGGTTAGGAAGTCTTCTATGTAATCAATACATTCAATACTACCTTTACCATAATGCGCTGGGTTGTTTACATTATCCATTCTGTTCTCTGCTAATAGTTCTGTTATAGAGTTAGGGTCTATCATATGTTTTATAATCAATCAAGGAGACTGCATATCTCCTGTAGTTTTTCTAGGTCTTCTGGCATACGATACTTAATATCGTCAGATAAACTTAGTGCTATTGTTTTGTTACCTGTCCACAACTCTATCTCTCTGCGATACTCAATAGTCTTTGATACTGCATCAGGGTCTAGTGCAATCACAGCCTTATCATACTCACCTATCTTTTCAAAGTGTTTATGGTTCATGTTAGTACCTAGAATAGCCATACAACTAACGTCAGGTAACTCTTGATAGGCTACTAAAGCAGAGATTACATCCTCTACAATAACTATAGTAGAGCCTACACCTACTGTGTAGTAGTCTGCTGCACCTGTGTAGCGATACCACTTAGGTGTTTGAGTAGCACCCACTGCCCTGCCTATAGCATCAATCATTTGATGGTTATTATATATAGGAAAGACTACGCGCTCCTGCTGCACATCATAGAAGGTGTTACCTACTATACCCCATCGCCTCATAAATCTATTGTGCTTAGTGTGTTGTCGTGTTGGTTCTACTAGCTGTGCTGGTATCTCCATAGTTTCTACCTCTATCTTAGTTTGATCCTGCGCTGGGCGTAGCTGTCTGCGTATCTCAGATGCAGTCATGTCTGTATCAAACCTACCACCTACATTACACCCTAGCTTATAACAGTTATACATCAATACACCTACTTCACAAGAGGCTGAGAAAGTATTCTTACCTCTACAGAAAGGGCAGTCACCTCGGTGTGGTCCATGTGCTGTTACAGATGCAGCATATTCTCTGTGCTGTTTCCAGTTATGTTTACTCATACTCTAGCTAACCTCTTTATACCATAGTGCTCTTCTGTGTTTGTTCTGATAGCGTGGCAGTTTGCACATAATACCTGACACTTGAATACCTCTTCTTTTATTTTCTTGTTACTTTTAGTATTTTTACCATAGCGCAAGTAATGTGCTTTCGTAGGTACTAAAAACTTTTTATCTTCAGGTATTATATGATCAAAATGTAGTGCTGCTGAGAAAGCTCTGTACCCACAATGTGCACAACCCTTCATCGTCTTATACCTACGCAGTATAGACTGACCTTCATCATACTTTTTTCTTCTGCGTATATTATCTTTTTCTTTACTCTCTTCACTTCTCACTCTCATCTTCATTCCCTCTCGCTGATAGTGCTTTAGATGCACCACTCAATGTATTTACTATATAAGGTTTTACTGATTGTATATTCTTATGTCCTGTTACCTGCATAATATTAGCTAAGTCAACCCCACCTTCCATCATCTCAGTCACAGCAGTACGGCGTAAGTCCATAGCTGTAAGCTCAGCAGGTAGATTAGCTTCATCTAGTACCTCATTGATAAGTAAAGATATTTCACCCTTATCATATGGTGTATATGCCGCTGCTCTTGGCTTAACTCTAGGTGCTACATAATCCTGGAATCCAAAGTCTTCCTTCTGTTGTCGCAGCATCTCACACAACCCATTAGATATAGGTAGGTGTACTTCAGCATTACGTTTGCTTTGTGTTAGGTCTAAGCGACACTGATCTAAGTCTAATGTATCCCAAGTCATAACTCTCATGTCACCTATACGCTGACCCCAATCATATGCCATGTGTACAATAAGACTAATGCTACGCCATCTGAAGTCACTATAGCCTACCTCAAGAAACGTTTTGATCTGATCTCTACTCCAGTATACACGCCTCTGCTTACTAGCCTTAGTTTGTACCAGTGCTACTGGGTTGTGTATCATTACATCCTGTCTCATGGAATACTTCCAAGCAGCAGATAGTACAGCCTTACGATAGTTTGCAGTGCGTACACCTGTGTTAAGCCATTGATCATACGCTTGTGTAAGGTGTCGTACTTTAATATTAGTACAACGATAGTTGCCAAGGGTCTTGCCTTCAACAAGTGTATTAATCACAGACGCTAGATGTATTTCATAATCCTTTTGAGATGCACCAGATAGCCTAGCAAAGGCAGGAGATACCAGATAAAACTCTACGATATCACTTAGCTTAGCATTACCCTTGGGTATCTTCATGTTACCTTCCTTTCGCGTTTCTGTACCAGAGATATAAAGCACCACCAATGTAAGCAGCAATAACAGTTAATGGTAGTAGATGCATTGTTATATTACTACTCATCGTTTTCTTCCTGCCATTCTTGGTAGTACGTATACTCACCATCTAAATCAAACTCTTCTATTAGTTCAGTAGGTATACTTTCTTTCCAATCCTCATTACTAAACTCAACACTGTAGGTATTGTTTATATCTAAGGCACTATCGTATTCACCTATGTAACACATTCCTGGCTCATAGAAGGATGCCTCTACGTTGATCTTTAATCTATCAGCACCTGTATCGTATGCACCTGTAGGTGGACTCCATGCACTCTGAAACCCTAGGTGTAAGTTGGATGTATTACCATCCTCAAACAGGTTAGCCTCTACATCATGTACTTCCCACTTAGTATTCCACTCAGTACAGGCAACACCATAATCGTATTCACCAATAGGTGCTAGGTGTTCCAGTAACCCACCCCTATCTGCCGCCTCTTTGATAGCACGTAATGTTTTAACATCACCTGTAATTACTACTCTATTCTCACACCAATTGGGCATTATGTATCTCCTTTGTTTAACATCCACACACGTCTGTTAATTTGATCTACCTTACGAGTAACAACCTTACACCCTATCTTCTTAGCGTGGGTGTATATACTAGCTAGTGCAGCACGTTTGACTACAACACTATCGCCTACCTTCATATGGTTTAGTAGTGCTTCATAACCTTTGTTAGGTGCACCGCGTCCATCCTTAGTTGATGGTAAGGGTACGTTCTTCTCAATCATAAATGTCATTTTACTTCCATCCTTATGCCTTTAATTTTCTCATACATTTTATATAGACGTAGCAAAGCTTCCCTGCTACGCGCTGTGTGGTAGCATATGTGCTCACCAGTTGATACACTGTAGATGTTAAGCTTATGCACTATGCACTCTCCTCTTCTATCTGTTTAAATATACTAGCTAACCTAGTAACACTTTCTTTAGGTAGAGTTACTTCCTCTGCCTCACTCTTAACTAACATACCACCATCTTCTAAGATAGTAGCAGTCCACTCAGGTGTTAGTTGTACTTCCATTATGCATTCTCCTCTACTAATGTGTAACGTGTATATCTTTGATTTGTAACTGGATGTCTCCCTGCTATGCCATCAATACGATAGCCTAACTTACGCAGCTCAGAGATACGCTTGGTGAAAGACTGTATGCTATAGTCTATCAAAGCTTCTCGTAAGGTTAGACCCTTAGATGCACGAAGGTGCTTGAGTATCATTGTGTGTTGAGACATTTTCTTATTTGTATTTCTCATATTTATATTCCTCTATGTTATATTATGTGTAAGATATATTATTAGTTTTAGTGTTAGTCAATGTTACTAATATGTCACGTTACATATTTGCAACACCTAGTTCTATAGGTATCTCTACAGTCTGCGCTTCGTAGTCACATTGATGGCAATACTTTCTTCTCCTAGTACTTGGGTATCCAAGCTTATGATAAGGTCTAGTATCTATGGTACGCATCTTAGTAAAACAGCAGGGACAATGTGTAACTACTGTATCCTTCCACCAAGGTTGTTTAATCTCTGCCATTACTTATCCTCTATAAAAGCAAAGCCACCGCCATTACCTTCCTCATCTTGAGATATTACAAATCGTACTTCCTCTGATCCATTTGTTAATGTGAATACTGGAAAGGGTTTATCATATTCAAAAGCACCATCTTCAAAGTGAAAATCCTGGATTTTACAACCCACTAATTGCCCATAGTATTTTTTCATATCCATGTCTTAACTCCATATCATAGTTAATAGTAAACTAAACGTAGCCAATACACCTATGGCTGCGAACCCTAGCACTGACCACACAAACGCTGTGGCTAGTATTTCTTTTCTTTTTTCTTTACGCTCATGTTCTGTCACGTTAAAATATTTGTTATCCATTACTGTAGTCCTAACGTATCTGCTAACTTGTCTAATGTTTTCCTGCCCTCATCAGTCAGGTTAAACACCTCACCTAATAGAACACCTACTAGTTCTCTTACTTCATCTTCTTTTTCTTTAGTCATTTTATATCCTCTACATTTAGTTGTACTTCACCCTCAATCGTATCATCTACAATTAGTATATCATAACGCTCACCTGTTTCCTGATCGTAAAGACATACAAGTTCATCTGGATCGTGAAACTTTAGAGCTTCTTGTAGATGCCATATCAGTTCTCTAAGTATCATGATCATCACCCTCATCATTACACCAACAGCAGGGTTCAGAACTGTCCCATTCTCTACACCACCAACATAACTTATTAAGTATTGCTATCATTTTATATTCCTTTCTTTTACCCATAGTCTTTTCAAGTTATTCTGCCTACCACCTTTAGCACCAGTGATCTGCCTATTCTTTTGTTGCGTCCACTGATCACCCTCTTTATAGTTACGCATATTAAACAACTCACGCATCCTTTTATTCTCGGCGGCACAAACTTTTTCGTGAGCTAATCTTAGTCTTTCTTCTTGATCTAACATTACATTTCTTCCCATTCTTTAGGTGTGATACCTGTCATTATAAACTCACGTTCATCAGGTGATAGGGTAGGCATAGCAGTTTGCACAAGCACACCCCCCTTCCAAGCTTCAAGTTGTTCAGGTGTTACATTTATATCCATAACATTTACGTTACCTGATAGCATTGATTTACGTTCTATTAACATTGGCTTAACTCCTTAACCATTCTTCAAAAGTTTTAGGGAATACCTCATGGGTATTATCTATATAGCATTGGTATCTCTGCCCATCTAATGTTAGAAGTGAATGCTCCTCATAGATAAACTTACCCTCATCATTCAGCGCAGGGATTTTAGTTCGTTCAGTCATATTATAATCCTTTCAGTATGTGTGCTATGACATCGCAAGTCCAACCATTGCCTA